TCCTGTATACCGGCCTTGACCTGCGTGGTTTCCTGCATGAAATGACGCATAACGTCCGAACCCTCTTTGACCAAGTGATAGATGTTGGTCTGGAATCCGCGTTTTATCACGCGCTCAAGTTCTGGTCTGAGCGGTTCAAGGTCGATTTCCGCGTGGTCGTTAAGGTGCTGGTTGAGGTAGGACGTGCATTCGTGAACTACGTCTACGAAAACGTCTTTGGCTGCGGCTTCAAACATTGGAAAATGCTCGTCCTGTAAACTACCTATACGTATTTTTAATTGTTCCCGCTGGTTAGCGGCTTTTACTTCGGTGTTATTTTTTTTTTTCGTTTCGTCTGCGGGTTTTATTTGTGGCGGGTCAACTTCCAACGAATTCGGCTTGTTTGGCGGAGTAATCGTTGGGGGTGCGGGTTGCTTCTCTATGTCCACAGCAACCATACTTACGTTCTTGAATATGACGCCGTTCGGTTTCGCGTCGTGGCCCGTGTACAGGCGTTTCTCAACGTCACTCAGGAAGTCAGCGCCTTTCATACGAGCGTACTTGGCGTCTTCACTTTCCTGTAATGCCTTGATATGTGTAGTATCGAACCGGGCTACAAGGCCGGAACCCGTCTCGTTAAAATCTTCAAGTAAGCTCTCGCCTATCTTTTCGGCGGTCGCTGCCCATTCAGGCGAAATGGCGTTTTCGTACATGTAGTCCCGCGCTTCTTTTACGTTGCTGAACGTTGACCTGTCCAACCCGGCTTTCGCGCCTATCAGGATAGCCGGAACGTGGAGCGTCATACAAATGCGTGTTTCGAGAATCGCTTGGATATTACCTACTTCCAGGTCTTTAAGGTTCATAGACGTTTGCTGCCATTTCATACCGCCGCCAAGAATCATCGGTAGACCAGCGCGAACGCTGCCGATGTACCGGGAAGATATGATTCCTTCCAGGATGCGCCGGTCGTCTTTTCCAATTTTCTTGTCAGATACGAAAACACCGCTAGTAACGGCCATGTTGAGAAGCACTTGCTTCATAAATTTTGCTAATTCAGTATCGGCGTCGATACGTTTCGACGCTGCTACCAGGGGCGATATACCATAATAGTCGTCTTCCGGGTCGGTGTAGAATAGATGAATAACGTCCCGCGTTTCCAGCGGGTAAACCACGCCATCAACCGTATAGTTGTAATGACTAATGAACTTGAGCGGGTCAGGTACGATGGATACAAGGTGTGGCTGCATTATCCATAACTGTCTTACCACGCCTGCCTTGTCCCTAACCTTACGTATGAAAGCATTACCGGCAAGCGTTAAATGCTGCTCTACCGTTTCAAGAAAATCCGCTTGAGTACGGAACGGGTTTGGGTGCCGCATTAGCAATTCAATGTCGTGATTTTTCTTCACGGTTTCGTCTGCTTCGAGGTACATTTTTAATTTTCCCTCTTTGAAAGCACGAGAGCGCTCGTCGGTACAAGCGTGAACTAGCTCGTTTCCGCGATACGCCCATTTGGTAATAGAGGGGAAATCCAAACGTAGTTTCTTTTCGAGTATACTGGCCGAGCTGGAAACTGGCATGTCAATAAAGGCATTACCAGCGGCTTTGTGTTCTATTCCAGTCGGTTTTAATCTGCGAAGCCAGCCCAAGGTTTGTTTACTCCTTTAACCCGTTTGGTAGTAAACGTAAGTATACCATTATGTTGTCTTTAGAGCAAGCGCACGGGGTCAAATCGGCCACGAACCAGTCGGTATGAACCCAGTTTTGTCGCTGCCGGGGATGATTATACTTGATTCTTCCGAAATGATTATATCGTCGGCTGCGCCCATGCCTTCGATTGGCGCGTAGACCAGCATCAGGGAATCGGCCTTATCAGGGGAGCGGTTGATTATTTTCTTAATAATCGCCTTTTTACCTACCCTGACCTTGCCTCTTTCAATGGTGTACTGCATCGCGCACAATTCTTCTTTGGTTTCCTCGTCGATGTTCCCGGAAATCTGGTGATTAACAAAGCGCTTGCGTAAGTGCCAAAAAAATTCCGAGCGCTGATTCGCGCAATCTTCGTCGGTACTGGCGCTGTTGCCCTGGTAATCGTAGACCGCGAACTTTTTATGATTGCGGAGCATATCCGCAACTCCGGCCCCAAGGCCCACGGCGTCTACCACGACCGGCGCGGTTTTATCTACGCGGTTGATGGTATGCGCTGCCCATTCTACCAGGTCGGTCAGCTCGAACTTGTGAAAAACCTGCGTAAGTTCCAAGCGGTCGCCGCGTCGGTAGCGCAAAACACTGGTATCGTTGCCCTGCCGGGCCACGTCAAGTCCCCATTGCCGGGTGCCTTTGGTGGTGGCTTGGGATTTCTGCGCTTCTGTGATGTAAACCAGAGGAATCAGCGTGTCGATGGCGGAGGTCGGGAACTCCCCAAGCACCTTAGCTATAAACATGGGCGAATGTTCTCCGCCGTAATTGACTAAACTTTCGGAAGCCCACGAAGGGGTAGCAAGCGTCGGAAATGGCATCGGCCTACCGGCTATTTTTGCTTCCCATTCCCCCGTTCGTATATCATCCATTGTTATTCCGAACTCCGTGAAGTTAGGCGTGTCGAATGCGCTAATCGTGAACTTGTTGAAATCTGCGCGTTCATGGCTGTGGAAAAAGTAACCGCTTATCTTATCCGGGTTTCCGATTAGGAGCATCCGGGAATTCTCAGCGGTCATCAGGGTTGTCAGAGCGTTGTACAGGTTTGTCGAGACGCCCGCCGCCTCGTCTACCACGATTAAAAAGCTCGCGCCGTGGATACCCTGTAAGTTTAACTCGTCGTCGGTAGCGAAGCCGAGCGCGAAATGGTCGTCGTCTATTTTCAGTTCCCTGTCTAAACAGCGCCAATGCGCCGGGTAGGAAGGGTTGGCTTTGTTGAACTGTGTACGAATTTCAGCCCAAAGCACTTCCTCTACCTGCTTATTTGTCGGTGCTGTGGTCAAGCACTTGCTTGGAACAAACGCTTCCATAAAAAGTAAAACGGTCGTGCCTGCCAGGAAGCTCTTGCCCGACGCGTGGCAACTTTTGACCGTCGTGTATTTGTTCTTCATTACTGATTCAATGATTTTGCGCTGCATGTACCAATATTTGTAAGGGAATTTTCTCTCCGCGTAGTCCACGGGGCGCGTTTGGATAAATCGGCGCGTGGCAACCTTGTGCTGTAACTTCTGTAACTTGTGTTGCCGGAGTTTTTCTTCTTGTTCTTCCGAGTTTCCCATTAGTCCCCTTCCGCGTCCTCCGCGTCCGTATTGATTTTCTTAAATGCCCCGCAGTCAATACCGGCGGCTTCCAATTCCGCGAAAATCTCCTCGTCGGATAAGCTGTCGATGCGTTTGTCTTCCAGGGTCGTGTGCTGGTCAACCTGGATTTTACGGGTATCCTTCCAGTCGTCAGGATAGCGGTTCTGAAGATAGAACATGAGTAGCAAGCGGTCGCCATCCAAAGCAGATTTGACCAGTTTGGTTTCAACCTTTAACCGGGCTTTGGCAAGCGCTTTGTCAACCATCGCTTTGAACGCGGGGTCGTCATTTACCCAATCGTAAAATGTTCTTTTCGCGATGCCGACGCCGCCGTAAGATGCGGTTTTGGTGCAGCCTCGGGCGATGTGCCAGCATATTTTTTTCTTGATTGCTTCTTTGTTGACCTTTTCAGGCATAGGAAAAATCTCCTTACGCCTAATTATAGCACGAACGCTTGCTCTTGTCGAAAGATTTGACATTCGCGTGTTTTATGCGATAATACATTTCGGGAAAAAGGGGTGAAGGAAAGTGCATCAGGCTCTTATCGCAGTACGACTCGTTATAATCCTTGGTTTCATCGTATCAGCGGCTTTGTCTTTTCTTCTTTGCGACAAAGGTTGCGGATATGGTCACATCGGCCTAGCCATCGCCTACTTTTTTATTTTCTATGGTAAAGAATTGTTTAAGTGACGGCGAACGGGGTATATACTCCGAGGAGAGGAGGGGCCAGATGTGAAAACGACAGAAGAAGTGTTTGAAGCGCTGGTAGAGCGGAACTTGAAGGGGAACGGCTTGATGAATAAGTGCGAAATCGACGAGTTCCGACGCGATTTCTACACGGCGCTTCACCGGGAACGTAATGGTCGGAAAGGGAAAACGCATTATTTGACCCAAAAAGAAAAATTGTCGGCGGTCAAAGACGAGATAGGGAGGCGTAATCAATGAGTAGATTTAAGAATCAGGACGTGCAGGTTCAGAACGCATTACATACGTACCAGATACCGGGGCCGGTTTATAGGACGTTACCCCGGCATAATAAGATAAA